CAGTCATCTTGAAGGCGGGAGGGGGCAGCTGGACGTTGTCGGAGGAGTCCCCGAGTTCCGTGGTGCCACCGGGATGAGACAGCGAAAACGCGGCTACGCAGCGTCCTGCCCCGTATGCGTGCGGGAAGTTCTTTGTACTGGTATTCGCCATCTGATCCTCTGAAGAGAAGGTAGGCAGGGGGCTGTTTTGACCCCCTGCCTATCACTCACGTTGCGAGCGCGATGGTTGCGTTCCAACCGGGCGCCGTGCAGCCCATCTGGGCGTAGTACCCAGCGCGGACCTCCACTGCGTCAGCATTGTTCTCGCGAAGGAACCTCAGACCGTCGGTCATCAGAATCTTCGGAGCCATACCGAGAGAGTACATCTTCCAGGTGTCCATCTGGAGCATGTACGCGCGTCCGCTCGGGCAGTTCGGGTCAGCAACCACCATGGCGCTGCCGCTCGGCAGATGGATGCGTACGGCCTCGAAGAAGACGTCCGCGACGTCGCTCGAACGCATGAGGTCGTAGACCACCTTGCTGCCGAGGGACTTTATGAGTTCGCTGTAGGACAGCGGGTTCATGAAGATCACGTCGGGACGGCCGCCCTCCCTGAAGAGAAGCGCGCCTGCGCCGATCATGGCCTCCTCGATCGTCTCGGCGGTGCCGTCATATCGGATGCCCCCTAAGCGCGTCGGGTCACTTTCACGTGCTACTCCGAAGAACGCCGGATCGCCTGCGGCGGGAGCCACGTCGGGAAGCCAGCCTCGGAGCCCGGTGATCTTCTTGAAGATCGGAGTCGGGCCGGTGGTGTCCGGCACGTCGCCGACCTGGAAGAGCAGGTTGCCAACGCCAGCCAGCGGCGGGACGCCATCAAGCTGCGCGGTTGTGGAGATGGTGAGCACCCCAGTGTCTCGATTGACCGCGATGATCTCGTACCCCTCTTCGGGAGCCGCACCCGGACCCTGCGGGGTGAAGGCCGCGTCGGTGAACACGATCTTCATCTGGGTCTCGAAACGCACCACGTCGGTGGGATTCGAGAGCGTCACTTCCTGCGTATTGGGGACAGGAAGGGGGAAGGCGCTGAAGGCGCCTACAGTTCCGCGCTCACCGGAGCCGTTGGAGTACATGCCCCCAGCGAGGTCTTGGGTCAGAGCGCGAAGGATGCCGTCGATTTCAGAGGCAGCAGCCTGCATGAACGCGTTGGCGTTTCCGACCGAGGCCTCGAGAACCTCGTTCTCGATGGCGGCCAGGCCGTAGTTCCTGATGCGGGTCAACATGAAGTCCCGGTACACGCCGGGGGTCTTGTTGGCCTGCGCCTCGGTGAAGGTCGCGGAGCGACCCTGCGGCACTCCGACCTGCAGCGGCAGGGGGAGGCTCTTGCCGCCGAACGCTTCCATCTTCGGGATGGCAGCGAGCCACGGGTTGTTGCGGTAGACGAGGTTCTTGACTCTCAAATCGGTGTAGTGAACTTTGAGAGCCGCCTCAAACGACGATAGACTGAGTGCTTCGGCCATTGTTTATTTCCATTCGATGAGCTTTGCGGCTTCGGCAAGGGACAGGTCTCGATCCATGGATGGACTGAGAGTCGCGGGCCTCGACGTGTTGCCGCTGGTTTGCTGGTTGGATAGTGTCGGCGGTCCCGGGTTCGGAGTCGTCGGAGCGGGGGTTGCCTGCTGGAACTTCCCGCGTGTCTTCTCGTTGTCCAAGGCCTTCGTCACCAGCTTCTCCAGATACGCCTCAACCTCACTGGCGGCGTCCTTCTCACTCATCAACTGGCCTGTCTGCTGGTGCCGGGCGGTCATGACTTGCCACACCATGTCGCCCGCATCGGCAGCCTGGACGAGCGGGTGCTCCTCGCTGCTGCCTACGTACTGCCTCACGTTCGACCTCGCTTCATCAACAGCGGCCTGCATCTTTGCTTGTTCAGCCATTTGCTTCTGTTGTTGAAGTTCCGATCTCAGCGAAGTCAGTTCGCTCTTCAGGCCCTCGATCGGATCGGGGCCGGAACCTTGTAGCCTCTGGGCGATGGCGTCTCTGTCCATGCCGCTGCGCTCAAGGAACGACACCGGGTCAGCCTTCGCCTGATTGGCGAGCTGCTCCGCGTGCTGGACCTTGTACTGCTGCTCTTCGAGCGCTCGCTGCGATTCGCGGTTCTTACGCTCCTGATCAATCAGAGAGCGAAGGGCCGTCGTAGCGCTGGGGCTCGAGATGTAGTCGGGATCTGTAGTCGGGGTCTCTGGGGTGTTCTCTTCGTCGCTCATGGTGGCCTCACATCACGATGTTGCCGTCGGTTGGACCCACGGCCGTCGGCGGAGCTCCGCCTGGTCCGGGGGCTGGCGGGGCGCCGGGTACCATCGCTCCCTGAGCCATCGCCATTTGCTGCATCTGCGCACGCTGAACCATCTGGTGCGTAGATACGAGGTACTGCCGCAGAAGATCGAGGCGATCCTCTGGTACTCCATTCTGCTCTGCATTCTGCAGCGCCGCCTGCACCTTCTTGAGTGCGAGCTGCTGGTCCTGGTAGGGAGGCGGCGGGATGTAGCGCCCATCATCCAGCATGAACTCGATGTTGCGGTCGATGAGCATCGACGCTGCGCGGTCGAGAGAGAGCTGAGCTTCGAGGTCGGGGAAGTCCAGAAGTCGCTTCGCCTCGTCGGGGCCGAGAAGGTTGAGCGAGATCATCTGCTCCACGAAAGCGAGCCTGCCGGCCGGTGTTACCGGCAGGCTCGATGACGGGTGTACCTGAAGTACATAGTCATCGGCCTCCATGTCCACCTCGGAGAAGTCCACCGCCTCGATGGTGTTCTTGTCCTTGCTCATCACCACGCTGTACTCGTTGTCTTCTGCGTAGATATCCCGGCCAAGGTCCACCACCTGCTTCGCAGCCTCGATGTACATCTGCTCGTACTGCCTCGAGACCGTTGTGAAACGGAGGCTCTCTATGTCTTGGTACTCCCTCAGTGCTACCCCGGAATCCAGACCTGCGGGCTTGCGCCCGGTAGCCGCCATCTGGGTGATGCCTGCCAGCTCGAACGCTCTCGCGTAGAGCATCTCAAGGTGGTCAAATACCTCCCGCGGTAGCACGGGGGGAGCTGCTATCTGAGGCGCCGTCCCCGTGTACGGGATGATGGTGCCAACGTCATTGTTGAAGAATGATTTCCGCACCTTGGAGTTGTTCTCTACATAGATGCGAGGCACCGCCATCAGATGCAGCGCCTTGTTGATACGGATCATCAGCCGGTTGATCTCCAGTTGAATCCCCATGATGTCTTCGGCGATACCGCTGCCCCAGAACCCGAGCATGCGGTCACTCCACCGAACAAACACGAACGGGAAGTAACCCCGGTCCCAAGGCTCATCGAAGAGCGTCGCGTTTGTGATGACGATGCAGTGCCGACCGTCGTTCGCGTCCGGTCCGCTCGGGAGATGCCAGCCCTCGACCACTTCGATCTGGTCTACAAGGCTGTCCACCCCGTAGTCCATGTCGTTGGTCGTACGGTCCGCGTTCCTGATCTGATTGGCGTACCCCGGGAACATGTCGAGGAGCACTTCGCGGTCGATGAACTTGCGCTGATAGAAGGTTCTCGGTTCGCCATAGAAGCCGTCGGCCTGGTTGACGAAGACCTCGCCCGGGAACACGCGCTCGAATGTGATCTCTTGACCGTGCCGGAAGACCTTCATCACGCCAGTGCCCATGACCGCAGCGTCCATCAAGATCTTGGGCGCGAGCATGTTGAATCGAGCCGCGTAGAACGCGTGACTGACGAACTTCTCCAGGTTCCTCGCCCTGCGCTTCAAGCTCCAGTTTCCCCCGTGGGTTATGAAGCGAGGACGCGGCTGAGATCTCGACAGGCGGGAGACTGCGGTATCGCAAACGCTCTTCACCACATTGAGAGTAGAGCGCTCCGCTGCGTATACCCGGTCATGGGTGAAAGGCGTGTACCCGTAGAAGTCCCGGTTACCGTACAGCCGGATGTAGCGCATGTAGTCTGCGCGCCGGGTCGAGTCCGCTGTCTCGAGATCACGGAAAGCGACGATGAGGTCCTCGTGAGGATCATCGTCGGCCCACCATTGAAGTGCTGTGAACTTGTCAGTCTGCATCAGCCACTCGAATAGAACATCGCAAACTCGTCATCCTCGTCCGCTTCCTTCTCGGTCACGTTCATGGATGAGATCTCCACGATGATATCCCCTATCCTAAACTGTGTCACACCCAGGCGCTTCAGGGCAGCGACTAATTGCACAAGTTCCTCGCTGGACTTGATCAACCCAGGTTCTCCGCGTCCCGATTCCACCATTCCTCCCCTTCTCCCGCCGTCTCTTCGGGCTCCCACCACGCGGTGGTGTACGATTTCTCCAGAAGCTGTTCCTGCTGTTCCTCCATCTTATCCTCTACTTGCGACCAGTACTGTCGGGAGCCGTACTCCACCTTCGCCTCTTCAGGCGTGTACAGGTACTGGTAGCAGTAGCGCCATCCGTAGAGGAGCGCGTCGCAAAGATGGTCGTCGTATCGAGTGTCGTCGGGTCGGAGTTTCTTCTCGTCCCACTGCAGAACGTTCATCTCTTCGAGGAGATCGCGGTTGCCGGCCTCGTTGATGAGCACGGTCTGGGTGACGAGGTCGCCGTTCAGGAGCTCGATGTAGGCGCGCTTCTTGGACTTCTCCGCTTCCTTGATATTGATGCCGAAGCGCGCTTTCGCTTCCTCGACGTAACCCTTACCGATGCCTCCCACGTCCGCGACGATGCTGTCGAACTGGTACTCATCGTCGAGATCTTGTATTATCTCGGCGACTTCGGACGGTATTAGGCCGCTTCGCTTGAAGCTCTCAGCGACGATCAGTTTATTTTGCCGGTCGCTGTAGGCGCATACAACAAAGGCAGATGAATGGGTGTATCCGAGGTCCACTCCGAGGACGAAAGACCAATCATCGTCGGACGGATCGAACTCATCCACCGTCGAAAATCGCTTGTAGACCAAGGCATCGGTGTCCTTGATCCACTTCCCGCAATACTCGCGCAGATATGTAGGATGGTTATCGTCCCACTGGTACTTGGCGCGGCGCTTTTGAAGCCAATCCGCCGCGTTCGGGATGAACGGATTGTCAAGGAGAGTCCACGAATGTGTACTCCAACTGCCCCCTGGCAGGGTAGCGTCGTGGAAGAATCCGGTACATGTGGCATTCGGTGTCCCCGTCAGGCAGATGGTTCCGTCGTAGTCCAGAATAGCAGGCTCGATGATGTCCTCGATCATCCGCGACAGATAGGGCCGGAACGACTGCGCCTCATCGATGATGACTAGGGGATACTTCGGGCCTCGAAGGCGTTCGATCTCGCTCTCGTCATTTGCTCCACACAGGAATATCGTACTGGCATTCGGACACTCGACGATCAGTTCGTTGCGGAGGAACTTCAGCCCCAAGTTGTGCTGTTTGTTCAGGTCCAGAAAGACTGGCCAGACGATCTTCTTCGCTTGCTGCCTGGTCAGCGTGATAATCGGAATCATCACGTTCGGCATACGGAGCGCTGTCTGCAGAGCCATCACCGTGATCGCGTAGCTCTTGCCCGCTCGGCGGCTGCACACCGCCGCCTTCGTCTTGCTTGGATCGTTTACGAACGCGAGCTGCTTGTCGAACAGCAGGTTCTGAAACTGCATGTTCTCGCGGCGCTGCGCTCTTCTTGCGGCCTCGAGGAGGACCTCCCTTGCCTTGCGATCGTCCATCTCCTCCGAAGATCGCCCAGGTGACGCGGTGGTAAGGGACCGAGAGCGCTTCTGTTTTCCACCCGACATGTACGCTATCTCCTTCCTTGTAAATAGCCATCTCGGGGCTGCTCTTGAACCTCTTCGCCGTCACCCGCGACCCTGACGGGTCGGGCACATAGTGCTCGAACTCGACCTCTTTGATTAGCTTCTTCGTCACTCGGATCTCCATGACTCATAGAGGCGATAGGGATTGTATATCCACCCCTTCTTACGGGGGTTTATCTTGTCGAAGGCCTCGGTATTGTGAGAGTAAAAGACGGCTTGTGGGCACTCGTGGTCCAGGATCGTACGCATGGCTTGGGTGAATAGGCCCCGCCTGCGGAGCGAGTTCTTTACGTAGGCGTAATGAAGCACCATGCCATCGCTGAACGTCTCCGCGTGCACCCACCCGAAGATCATGTCGCGATCTTCAGGGCTGCAAAGCACCACCGCGAGCCCCTTGGGCAAGACGACCTCGAGAATCGCGTGGTGCATCTGGTAGTACACGTCGTTCGGCACCAGTCGGTTGCCAATGCCGCCCGAGCGGTAGCTCTTCAGCCAAGAGTTGGTGATGAACGGCACGTCACCAGGCTCGGCCTTGCGCATCTCCACCAGCGCGCTCATGGGCTGGTAGGCTGCCGGCGCTTGTGTACGGAATAGTGGGACTCGATAAGCTCCCTCATCCGGCGCTGGTACTCGCGCAGTTGCACCTCGGAGCGGCTCACCTGTGCACGCAAGCCCTTTATCTCGAACACCAGCTTCTCGAACTCCGCTTGGAGCACCGGAGACGGGGGCTTACTCATCTTCTCTCGAAGCTGCGTATTCTCGGACTCGAGCCCCCGCAGTTCCTTCTGAAGTATCTTGATCATTTCCTTGTCCGTCATCACTCTCTCCTCCTAGTAGCTTCTTCGCTTCTGCTACCGCCTCTAGCAGCTGAGTGTCATCCATCTCAGCAGGATCGTGGAGCAGTGCCTGCTCCCGCTCTTCTCTCATCAGGCGCACGCATGTATCGCCGAGCAAGCTGAACTTCTTCGCCTGCTCTCGGTCCAACTCGCCTCCCTGCGCGGTCTGGTCCCGCATGGCGCGCATCTCGGATGCGACCACGGCATACGCGTCAGACAGCAGCGTGCCCAGGTTCGGGCGCGTGCTCACTCGCAGGTTGCGAGACTTGACGATGCGCTTCTTGGCTTGGATCCACTCGACGGGCTTGAGCGTATCGTCGATCGCCACGCTCGGGTCCATCTCGGGGTTGCGGATGGCGTCCTGCCGGCGCGCGTTCTCGATCCCGCGGTCCGCGCTCTCACGCAAGTCTTCCGCCGCAGGCTTGCGGATGCCGTCGGAGCGCACCTGGTGGGTGCTCGTATCTATCGTCACTCGGCGCTTCATCACTGCGTACAAGCTACCACGCGCGCGACCGGAAAGTCCATCTAACGCATTGTGTCCCAAACGAGGAGCAGC